CGCGGCACCGATTATTGAGCAACGCGCGCGCGCAGGAGTTTTCGCGGCAATTGAACGCGGCGGCGCAGAATCGCGAAGCGTTGGGAGAAAGTTATGACAGCAATTTACATGCCAACCAATTCTGGATTTAGGGCTTCGCGCTTTGGGCTGGAGACGCACACCCAACGTTTTGAAAGCGCATTTACCCGCGTTATCAAGCGCCAGTTGCTTTCCGGCGCTAGGTGGAGGGCTTCCTATACTCTGCCGCGAATGAAGCGCGCGCAAATGGCGGAATGGCAATCGTTCCTGCTGCAGTTGGAGGGTGGGGTAAACACGTTCTATGCCTACGATCCAGATGCAAGGATTCCGCGCGGATTGGCTACCGGCACGCCACTTGTCAATGGAGCATCACAAACCGGATCAAGCCTTGTAATTGACGGGGCAGCGGCAAGCGTCACGAATTGGCTCTATGCCGGTGATTATTTTACCGTGAACGGCGAATTTAAAATGGTGACGGCGAACATCACAACTAACGGATCCGGACAAGCAACGATCAACTTTAAGCCTGCGCTACGCTCTGCCCCTGCGGACAATGCGGCAATCTTATTGGGCCTCGATTGTTATTGTGCGATGATCTTAGAGGATGATTCGCAAAGCATGTGGGAGTCTGACAGAAATTCGATTTTCAACGAGAAAACCTTCTCTGCGGTGGAGGCGTTGATATGACGCACAATCTGGACACAGATACCCTTGCACAGTCCCAGGCGGCTACGAATTCTCCCATCTTTTTCCTGAAGCTCGAACTCGATTCTGGAAATATTTGCCTGCACTCACAGCTTGGTGACATTATTTTTGATGGCAGCACATATACCGGAGTCGGGCAACTGGGAACCATTGAAGGCATTGAAGAAAGCGCAGAATTGTCGCGCTCCTCAGTGCGCGTCACGTTGTCTGGGATTGAGCCCGCTTTAGTGTCTTTGGTACTTGGGGAGCATTACCAGGGCCGACTGGCGACGATTTACGCTGGGTTCCTGGGCCTTACAACGCGCCTACTTCTGGGAACACCAGCTTTGTTATTTCGAGGGAAGGTTGACATAGCACCCCTACGCGTGAGCTCAGATTCTGCAACCATAACTCTCACAATAGAGAATGAGTTCGCCGACTGGGATAAGCCTAGAATCCGCCGTTACAATGATGCCGATCAAAAAAGCCGTTACCCAAACGATAATTTTTTCAAATTCGCTGAACAATCCGCAGACAAACAATTGATATGGGGGAAGAATGCGTAACAAGATTAAGTTAATACAACAACCAACTGATAATTTTTACGATATTGCACGCCTCCACTGCGAAGAGGAAACGCTCTTTGAGTGGGGAAAGTGCGACTGTATTCTGTGGGTGTGCGACTACATTTATAAAATCCACGGCGTAGATCACGCGAAAGATTACAGAGGAAAATATAATTCGCAGCTCTCAGCAAGGCGCATCATGCGAAAACTAGGAGCGGATACAATCGAATCTTTGGTTGATTCGTACTATAAGCGCGTGCACATAACATTCGCAAAACGTGGTGATTTGATCCTATCTCCAAATAAAGCAATGGGGATATGCTTGGGTGTCTATAGCCATTTCCTCGGGGCTGGCGGAATGATTAAAATCCCGACGCAGCAATGTCTTGCTGCCTGGAGTATTAAATAAATGCCCGCAGCGATCCCCATTGTCGCAGCGGCAGCCGCCGCTTTCACCTCCATCACAATTGGGGGGTTTGTCGGCGCGCTCGCGGGCCTTGCAGTGGCCGGGGCCATTTCATTTGTTGGGGGCCGGCTATTTCCGGTTAAACCGCCTTCGGCGGCCAGCTTTGCTTTTGATGCCGCAGGAATTTTGGTCCAGACCAACTCACCAATTGAGGCGCATAAGATAATCTATGGACAAATCCGATGCAGCGGCAATAGCTCACTCAAAACAACCACAAACTCAGGCACGACATATAGCGGAGGGACTAGGGAAGGGAGCAACCCATTTTTCCATCAGATCATTTGTTTCGCTGGACATGAGATCGAAGAGTTCACAACCGTTTATTTTGCTGATCAAGAAGTTACTCTGGATGGATCTGGATGGGTAACAAGCGCGCCATATTTCAAGGACGGCGTTTCTTATGCGAGAGTTTTGAAGCATTTGGGCGGGGCTTCGCAGGTTGCCGACACATTGGCCGTGTCTCAGATTACTGGCTGGGATTCTTCGTGTGTCGGATCCGGCATTGCTTATCTGTACATCATCCTCGAGTTCAACGCGGATATTTACACCGCTGGAATCCCGAATATTACGGCGCTGATAAAAGGAAAAAAGGTTTATGATCCGCGCAGCGACACTACCGCTTGGTCTGCTAATCCTGTGCTTTGCATTCGCGATTACCTAACATCGGATTATGGATTTAACGTTCCATCGGCGCGGATTAACGATACTCTCGCCATCGCAAATGCGAACGTTTGTGATGAAGATGTGGATTTGCAGGCGGGAGGGACACAAAACCGATACGAGTGCCATGGATTCTTATCTACCGATCGATCCCCATTGGATAATCTTCAGCAGCTTACCTCTAGCGTTGCTGCACCTATCACCTACGTGCAAGGGATGTTTTGCATAAATGTTGCGATATACGATTCACCAGCGCTAGAGATTACCGATGATATGATAATCGGAGAGATTACGGTCAATCCTCGCGCAAGTCGTAAGGAGCTTTTCAATGCAGTCCAGGGGACATTTGCGGATCCGCAAAAGAATTACCAACCCACAAGCTTTCCAATCGTGACAAATGCAACATATGAGGCTCAGGATGGGGGCGAAAGGATCTTGCGAGATCTCCAATTGCCCTTTGAAAAAAGCGCCGAACGCGCGCAAAGGATAGCCAAAATATTATTAGAAAAATCACGGCAAGGCATAACAGTTGACTTCGCATTGGATCCTTCCTCGCCATTAGAGTTTTCTGTGTGGGATACCTTCACTCATACAAATTCGGCTTTCGGATGGGAAGATAAGGTATTCAGAGTAATGAGTTGGCGCTTTGATCCGGGAAAAGGCATAGCAATTTCAGCGCAGGAAGAAAGCTCTGCATCTTACGACTGGAACGAGGGAGAGGCCACCATAATAGACGCAGCGCCTGACACGAATTTGCCAGATCCGTTTACGGTTCAGCCGCCCGGCTCTCCAATGATTACGGAGACACTTTACTCCACAATTGGAAGCGCAGGAATCAAGACAAAAGCACTGGTGTCTTGGGTTGCTAGCACCGATGCTTTCGCACGCGAATATCAACTGGAATATAAATTGGCGGCGGATACAGATTACATCGTAATCCCGCGCACACCAGATACGCGTTACACCATTTTTGATATCCAGCCAGGATCGTACAATTTTCGCGTAAAGGCGGTCAACACGCTTGGAATAACAAGCGCGTATAGCACGGCAATCATACAGATTTTCGGCCTTACTGCTCTACCGCAGAATGTTACAAATTTCTCGCTCAATGCAATCAACAACAACGCGCATCTCACTTGGGATTCCGCTGATTCTAGCGTTGATCTGGATGTTTTAGTCGGGGGAAATGTAAGAATCCGATACTCTCCAGATATTACAGGATCCGCGACGTGGTCAACGGCTATAGATATCGCTCCAGAGCTTAGTGGGATCGCAACAAGCGCGGTGGTCCCACTCCTGACCGGAACCTATTTCGCAAAATTTGTTGATTCCAGCGGCAACGAATCGGCAACGGCTGCGGAAATAATCTCTACCGTGGCCGACATTGTGAAGATGAACATTGTCGCTACTCTCACAGAAGATCCAGGATTTACCGGCGCAAAAACTAATATGAGCGTGTCCGGCGGAGTCCTTAGCTTGGATCCGGACGGATCCGTTTTCGAAACGCACGGAATTTACGAATCCTCAACATATGTGGATGTCGGAAGAGTAACAACATCGCGCGTTTCTTTCTCGATTGCCGCCACCACATTTAACTCAGTTGATCTTTTTGATTCAAGGTCGGGAGATTTCGATGACGCATCCGGATATTTTGACGGAGAGGACGTATCCGGCATGGCATTCAAGATGTTTATCTCCACAACCGACGATGACCCGTCTGGAACTCCGACTTGGAGCGCATTCCGGCAATTTTTCGTAGGAGACTACACTGCGCGCGCATTTAAATTTAAGCTTGATGTTTTATCGGAGGATTCTTCCTATCAAACGCAAATCTCTGCCCTCGCTTTCCAGGTTGAT